CGAAATTCCCCACTCGCGTTTGTCGGGAACATCAGGATCACGGTCAGGTCGCTTCTGTAGCATCTCGCGCATGACTTCGCGCATGTCAAGCTTCTGCAACTCCGTGATACTATCAATCACTACTGTCTTGTAGTGACCGTTGTTATTTACTCGTAGCTCGTCGTGAATCTCTTTCATGTGCTGTGGTGAACGCACTTGGATAACGTCAATGCCTTTGCGTTTCCGAAGTGTAACCGTTCCACCCTCAACATCGAGAACTAGTACAGGTGAAGTCATAGGATGATCCTCGGCTGTACCAGCAAGATAAGTCTTACCAGCACCAGGATGACCATAAATTAGGAGGTTAAGATAACTCAATGCATCAGGGGGTTTAACTTGATCTGCCAATGGACCTTTATTCGTTGCTTGTGCCATTACGCTGCTCTTGCTAGTTCAGCAATCTCTTCAACTTGGGATCGAAGCCACGAAAGAGGAGAATCATTCTTCTGAACGTGAACGGGCGTAGCAGGTACTAGAAAGAATGGACTCGTGCCTGTACTATTCAAGGCATATGTATTCAAGTCGTATGTAACAGTCGTAGGCTCACCATATGAGCCAGCTATTGTATAGTCAGTAATGTATTGGGAATCACTCATCGTTCCCATTCTGTTTACCGCCAACAGTAATAAGCTGTTGGGTTGTTGGCATACGTTCAAGGAATTTCTCCATGAGGCCGTTCAGAGATTCGAACTGCTGATCGAATTGTTCTTGTCTGAACTTAGTCTGCTTTTCAAATTGCTCGCGCTCTGCCTTCAAGTTCTCTTCGCGCACAGCAAGTGTGGCTTCGCGTCCAGCAGACTCAATCTCAAACTCTCCTCGCTTGCGCTGAAGTCCAACCATATGCTCTACTTCACGCTTCTCACGATCCCACTTCTCTTCTTCACGATCGAATTCAATCTGCTTGTCAGTTAGATCACGCTTGAGTTTCGACAACTCTGCTTCCAGCTTGATCGCTTTTGAAGCTCCTGTCTTGTCACCGCGTAGCTCTGCAACCCTTGACTTCAAATTTGTGAGTTCGTCCATGAGTTCATCGAAACGCTCACTAATTGGATCGATCTTAGTACCAAACAACCCCATTAGTTCTCTCCCTTAGTAAGATCACGAACTTCCCACTCAGGGAAGTATTTACCTAGAACTTCAGTAACATTATGCTTCTGTGTGTAGGCTTCGCTCGACGCTACTTGCTCCTGATTATCGCCGATAAGACGAAAGTAGTATCTAGTTTTGAATCGAATTGCCCTCACAAGCAATTGCCTTTTAACTTTGAAAATCTCTGCCTGCATATGACCACCTCTCTCGATGTAGACCGACAAGTTTAGTTCCCTCTACACAATGTTTCTTAGCTAGTGCATTACAAACTGGACAAGTCACACTCCAGACGCAGTGTTTTGGATCAGGACAACAACCACACCACTCACAATCGAATACCTCCTCTGGTGCATCCCATTCGCATTCTGGATTAGGACAGTAGCCCATTTCCAGCTTCGATCCACAAACGCACAATAGAGGCTGTGACCCTTGCACAACTGGCTCATGTAGTAGAACCTCGATAAAATCTTCAGGTAGCTCTTTCATCTAGTCACCTTGATCTTCCATGTTAGCTTTTGTAGCTCCTGTAAAGAATGCTGCTGTTATTGAGAATGCTTCATTCCATGAACCACCATCACGAATTACTGCACGAAATACAGTAAGACCCATTTTGCCCATTTCAGCTAGGGCGCTATGTGCCATATCCTCAAACTCACTATCATCGAAATCGGGCGTATCGTCGTCGCTCATATTGATTTCTCTCCTTAACTTCATTGCCCATCCGTAGTCACCCTCGATAGCTGGATGGCTAGGTTGAAATATGTATGCGTTATGCTCGGGAACCAGCCACTCGCACAGAATAGTTCCGTCAGGTCGAACTAGTTGCCAAACTTCAATCATACCACACTCTTGTATCCTTCGCGTGCCCACTTACCGATTTCTTCTCTTGTGTTGTGGTCGCCTTCAGTTTCACAATCTTCAGCAATGATCTTTATTCTCAACAAGAGAAATTCACGGTCAGCCCAAAGCTGGCGCACTAGCTTTATGTCATTTCCTTCGAGCGTGCTGCAAACTCGGAGAACTTCATAGGCTACTTTTTCTGAATCCCAATCTTTAAGATAAGATTCAACGGTCACGATCTAGTTGTCCTGTTAGTTTGTATCTCACGAACCAATCCTTCTCTGTCTCAGTCAGTTTGATGGGAGGATATGTTGCCATCTCGTTACGATCATTCCAGTCATGCATATATGAATGATCCAATAGTTTGAGCAGAACTGAAAAAGCTATGCTATCGATCTCTATTAAGCTCATAGCCTTGAACTAGCATTTCCTTCCAGTCCGATCCGTCGTCTTTTGCCAGACATGGTGCGCGAAATGAGCACTTGGTACAAGTGAATGATCCTGAAGGGTGTTTGTAGGTATTGACCATCGGATCGACCATTTCTTTTGCAACCATAACTAGCTCGTCAAACGCTACCTTAATCTGATGTGGGTTGCGAGTAGCCGGTTCGCGTTCAATAAATGTTTTGTCCCCATTCTCTAGCAGGTATTCGTAGTAACCTTGGGCTTTCAAGTCGTTGTGATACCAGTCCTCCAAGCCCATGTTCACAACCGTATCCATAAACATAGGGGCGGTACAAGACTCGTCATTCCTATTGAGACTTGGAAAACCACGAGTAGTTATGGTCGGGGGTTTAGGATGTACCTTGCGAAGTGCAGTAAAGAGAACATCCTGAATATTTGTCCAAGGCAATCCATACTGCTCTGCTTCCTTAATCGAAGCAACTATGTAGGTTGTAGCTTGGGGATCGTTGGCTAGCGATTCTTTCCAGTTATCATCTATGATGCTTTTAGTCTTGTAGTCGTGGATTCCATACTGCTTATTCGGATCTTTTCTATCTGGATAGTACAAGATTGCATCGCGTTTTCCACGAAGATGTACTTCGATTTTCTTACCGTAGTTGTGGGACTCCTCTCGAATGTCCACAGCTGTAAATCCAAGGGGGATGGAGAAGTTTGACTCAGCTGCAATAACTTCGAAATCGTCATTTCTCTCCGCGTAATCCTTGTAGAATTCCATCATGCCGATACCGAGTTCTCTATAGCCGAGCCATTCCTCTTCATCTGGCGAAGGCAAGAGATCACGAAGACCACGAACCTGCCAACCATTATCGAGAGCTACAGGCTCAAGGTCATACGACTGCTCTAGCTGTAGGTGTTCGTCTTCTCCTACAGGAATAAATCCACCCTCCCACTGCATTGCAAACCAAGTCGAGAATACCTCGACTGGATCACGTCTCAATATCGGAGAGTAGAATCGCTCTAGCGCATAATGTATGCCGGTGCCGAACCATAGGTTAGGATTCACACCGTATAGCTGAACCTTGCGCGTGAGATTATTTCTCGAAGGGCTTGTCCAGTCCCATCGGCGACGGCAGGTTAGGAAGGAAGATATATCAGAAGCGTGAATCGGTATGATATCATGTTTATGCGGTAATTCTGGAAGGGTATAAAGAGTTTGAGTCATATCTTTAGCAGCTTCTTCAATTCGTCAAGCTGCACGATCATGTCTTTAGAGATTTTCTTGTCTCGTCTATACCTCCACCAGTAGCCAAAAAAGTACGCAGCTAGTCCATACAGAATAATTGGTAGGTCACTCCAACTGAGAATGCTACTCACTTAGGGAAACCTCCTCGCTTTGGAGAAGTCTCACAAACGGCAAGTCTGTGAGTTTGTATCGACACCTGATAAGCGTATGCCGAATCCTGTCGCTGCCGTAGTTCCCTCCAAGGCCGGATCGAAGACGGCCCCGTAGCGAGCTAGCCGAGGGATTCTACGGCATGTGGGGGGTTTGTCAAGCCTCGCGTAGCGTTTACTAAACTGACAACAAAACCTGAAATACTGCAAACTTGATTAAGGGTTAACCAGCAATAGAGCCATTAGCATTTCTCCAATAAGCTGTCCTCCACTATTACCGTAGTAAGCAAACCACACTTCGGTATGCTTGTTCATTTCGTAGTCGCCACCTTTATAACCCTGAAACGTTTGGAGCAAGCAAGGCTTAACTATCTCTAGAGCATCCGAAGCACTTTGCCCACCCGATGTCGGTTCGAATGCAAGTTGGTCATAGTATCCCCGATATGAGTGAGGACGTGTGAAGCCTATGTGAAGGTCACAATCTATGTTGTCCTCTAGAAAAGTTATTAGATCACCAAGTCCAAAATAGTTTAGCTCAAATTCCAGCACCTAACTCTCCTGTTCTACTTTTCCGTTTGGGTAGACGATGTAGATTGGTATGCCTTTCTTGCGAGCACGTCTAATTGTTGCCCATGTACCTGAGCGTACTACCTCTGGTCCATGCGGTGTAGCAATGAGTACACCACTAGCGTTTACGATGTCTTGATTGCGTTTCATATAAGGCTTCTCTTCATACATTATATCGCCTATGCACCAAGCTCTTTTCTTTGGGTTATCTGGAGGATGTATATGAATCTCTGGAGGTATAATCCTCATATTGCATATCGCATTGAAACGAGCATCTGAATTTATGCAATCTCCATGATGAACTTGTTTAGGAACAAACTTAACTAGCATAGCAAAGATCGTCTTCTCTTGAAGAGCCGTCGGCATTCCGTCATCTGAAGAACCCGTAAATCCTAGACTAGTCATCTTCTGAAGTCCCAGATCCTATGGTCAGCAATGCGCAATGGTTTATCATCTGGTCCTTTGATATGGTCCATAATATAGATCGGCCTATGTACTTTCTCTTTTGGATACCAATGCTGTTTCCAATGCCCTTTGACTATCCATCTGTGTGACCATTCTATGTCTATGTGATTCTGAGTTGCCTTAGCTTTTCGTCGGAGCGTAATTACTTTAATGTAGCGATCCCCGTCTGTAAAATATTTTTCAGTTCTTTTCCTAGTGGATCTCTCTGGCCTTTCTGAAAGCGTTGTTCCTATTTTCTGCTTGGCAATTATCTGCATAGTCGCTAAGTATCGAACAACCTTAAACCATATCGAATCATCCCCCATAGGGACGTTATGATCTTGAACCCCTACATAAAATCCCACAAGCGATAAAGGTTGGCCGCCAAGCTCGTGAATCTCCGAATTCTGAAGAAACGCTACATCAGTGACATTATCAGCAAATAGGAAGATACCTATTGCTAGTTGGTCAGGATCGTATTGTAGAATAGGTTCTACAAACCAGGAAATTGCCTTAATCGAGAAGAATTCTGCTTCCTCCTCTTCAGATTCCCAATCTCCAATAAGAACAGGATCTTCTAGAAACGCAAATCCATACCGAGTGATTAATTCACGGTGATTGAAAGTTGCGTTATCAGGTAAATCTCTAGCAGCATGAGATATGATCTGACCTATCTCTTTGGTGATATAAATGCTGTCTGCCTGCCAAAGATTCATATTCAGTAAATGAGCAAACCGATATGCTTGATGACTCGTCTGGTTCGGAGGATCAGTCTCAATATTGCTTTCAGGATCTTCTAGAAAGCTCTCTAAAACATGCGCTGTCCAATCTATAGATAGAGGGATAGTATACCACTTGTGGAGATCCATCTGCATATCTAATGCGAGATGGAAAGGTCTACGCAGTCTCATCGTCAAACAATCGTTTGAACCAACTGGTTTTCAAATTTGTCAAGTCCATGACTCTCTTGTCTACTGTATTGGTTGCGTTGATGTGAATTATCTCTGCGACTTGCGTTTGGCCGGGTCTGTAAATCCTCCCCACTGCTTGAAGATTCTTTGCAGGCGACCAAGAACGATCGAGGAAGATACAGTATTGTGCAGGAGTAAGATTGATCGACTCTCCGCCAAGGTCAATTGTGGAGAGGAAGACTTGATGCTCTTTCTTTGGGAATTCGATCTTCCATTTTTCGAATCGTGTCTGCTCACTATCCTTCTGCTCCATATGTATGTAGGGGATTTCCTTCTTATCTAA